ATCTTCCCTGAGTTGAAAGAATGACTTGGACAAATTACTTCCCACCCACAGTCATTCCACCATTTTTCTTAGGACGGACTGTAGTTACTGAACCTTTACCAGCAACTCCACCTTTTCCACCCCAACCTTCTTGTTTGGTCTTCGCAGCTTCTTCCCAGTATTTCTGAGCATTGACTGCCCCTTTTTCCTGAGCGGCACGAACAGCCTCTTCGAAAGTCATATTCTCTTTGACTTGTTCTTCGCCCTTCTTGTTTTTCTTAATCGCTTTGTGTGTCTCAGGTTTCATTGTGACCTTGTGGGTCTTTCCACCAATTTTGACCGAATCTTTTCCTTGAGAAGCGGCGTGAGCGATGGCACCCATAAAGGTTTCTTCCTCAGGCTTAACGGCTTTCTTCTCAGAAAGATTCTCGACTGCTTTGAGATCGATATTCATTTCTGATTCCTCGTTGTATTGTTGAATCATCGCTTTGTTCTGAGCGATGTAAGTATTGAAAATAACCTCTGGCTTATCCTTCTTCATCGCCATCGCAATAAATCCGTCTTTCTTTGCCAGTTTCTTCATCTTACCCATGTCGAACTTAGGTTTAGCCATTTCTTCTACCTGTTCTTCTTGGGCATTGATATTTCCTTCTCCCCCATCTTGACCTTTGACTTTGTTGGACTTCCCATCTTTATGAGCCTTGTCCTCTACGTCCTCTGGATGTTCAGGTTTCTTACCTGTTATGAACGTATTTCTATCGTCTTTTCCAGATGCGGCATGGAAGTGTTTTTCTTCGTAGTCGGAAGTCTTCTTGGAGATAGGGTGTTCTTGGTGACCACCTTTTTCACCTGGCGTTTCTGTATACTTCTCATTCACTACGTTCTTGATCTGGTGCTCCAGTCTCATCTTCGTCCTTCTTTGTGTATACTTGTTGGACCGCATCAATGAGTGACCTAGTCAAAGGGTCATGATTGGTCTCGTTTGGATTCAGTCTATTCTGTCTAGCGAATCTGTTTAATAGTGGATTGTCCATTTAGTCCCAGCTTTTTACTGCGTTAAAATTGTTCATGGAAAACTCAAGACGATCAACCAACTTGATCGCTTTACCTCCAGAAATTGCAACAAAACCTTCTGGGGCTGTAACCTTGAAACCTGAGTCTGTTTTGACAAAGGTATCTGTCATTCCTTTGATCCTTTCCAGTTTGTGTGTGATGTAGTTTTTACATAACTGGAAAGCACGCATGACATCAAATATGATCTTTATTTGATCTTTGCGTTCTTCTAGAGTATCTAGGAGCAGTTGCATACTAGCGGTTTTCTTGTCTCTGGTAGTCTGTGTTTTGACTTTCTCTATCGCTTTCAGATGCTTGGTTTCGATGTGTTTGATTACTCCAGCTGCCATCTTTGCTGTATCTCGTATCGGCTGTCCTTGTCGGATGTTCGCGTTGATGTACGCCTTCATATCTACTGTGAGTTTGTTGTCCTCAGCGATAGCATTCAATACAGACTTGTCAACTTTCTTCATCAGATTCTCGACCAGTTTGATAACACGATCCACGATCTGTGTCTGTCTCTTGGTCCAGTTGACAGTTCCACCCAAGTCCTTGATAGACGCGTCTTTAATCCAACATCCCTTTGCCTTTGTCCTAGATGCATCAACTCCGAATGACGCTTTCATGTCAGCCAGAGTTGGTCCACCTGTGTATTTTGTATGGAAGACGATGCCTAGTTGTGCCTTCTTGATTTCTCTCTCAAGAGGTGTTCCGACTGGAACTGCGTAGACTATCGTATTTGGTTGGAATGTAGTATAAGACTTCCCATCGATGGTTTCTGATGAGAGATCACCAGAAGTCCACATCATGTCACCTTGCCAAACTTCCTTGTCAGGAATGTTCGCATCGGCTAATAATTTGAGGGCTACTTTGAGTTTGGGATTGAGACCACCAGATGGATAGAGTTCATCTACGTCAGCCTCAGTTTTGCAGAGTTTGGGGTTTTGTGCGAAGACACCTTTGGTGCCTACAAAGAATCTTTTGTCCAGTGGATCTTTACCACAAAAGATGGCAGGTGCGCCATCCCATTTCATGGTGATGTTGGTCTCTCCTTTTGACTGTCCCGCGAGCATATCTCGTAGAGCAATGAGAAATTCAGTGGCGGTCTTAACCCCCTCGACGCCTCCATTAAGTACCTCGTCTTCCAGATGTTCAAGATGTACGTTCTTTCCATCCTTAGACTCAACGAAAAACCATCGTCCGTCATCTATCTCCGTCACTGTCTTGAAGCTGAACAAAAAAATCCTCTATCGTTGCAAAAGGTTTGTCATAATTGAGAACCAAAAGCTCCTCTCCCATCGACTTCTCTTTCTTGGTTGAAGCGAGTTTCTGGAATTCTTTTGTTTCCCATAGGTACTTGTATTTAGGAAACCACTGCTCTAGCAAGTCAAATGCATAATACGAAAGACTCCACTTTCCCTCTGATTTTTTGAGACAATTAGCCAATCTCTCGTGGTCATCCCTGTCAAAGTCATGTGCTGAATAGTAGTTCTCTGTCTTCCAGTATGGTGGATCTACGTAAAAGTAAGTGGTAGGAGAATCGTACTTCTCTATTACCTCCTGAAAATCTAAGTTCTCCGTATTTGTGATACGTGAGAACATCTCCTGCCACTTACTACTATACAACTTGTTCTTGAAAGAGTCAAGCTTGCAAGTGTATTCTCCTTTGTAATCCATGAATGTCGCCTTCTCTGGCGCTGTACCTGAGAATACCTGAGTCAAGACATACGCATACTTACACGCTGTCTCGTATGGATCTGTTATCTCGTAACCCTCTGCAAAGATTTCGTCACGAAACTCTATGAACTTCTGTTCAAACTCAGGTGGGGTTTCCTTGACACCTTTCTGTTGATGCCAGTAGTCTGGTTCACACAACTTGGCGAACAGGGCTCGTGGATGACGAGCACACTCAAACAGATTGGTATTGAGTTGGTTGAAGTCGTTGTATACGACTGTCTTCAGATTGTGGTAGTATTTGTGATCCAGATTGAAGAACACCCAAAACATTCCACCGAAAGTTTCAACGTAGGTTTCAATGTCACGTGGGACGTAGTCCTTGATCCACTTACCTATGTTGGACTTCCCACCAATATACGATATCATATTTTAGTAAATGCCTCGGCTTTCAATGCGGCTCTGTGAAATAGTTCTGATTTCACTTCGGGGATGTTTGTTTGTACAAATCTATCTAGAACGTCTGACTGTGTGACATCACCTGTCGCGATGTAGTCATAAGCCAGTTCTGCGGAATAGGATTCCAGTGTGATAGGATGGACCTTGTTGTAGACAGGGTCAGCGTCAATACTCAGGTTGACTGAGATGATTGACGTATACTCATGCAGGACAACCTTGGTAAAATCGTGTTCCAGATTTGCCAGAACTTGGATAGGTATCGTGATAGCTCTGGAATAAATCTGAGGTGAACAGTAGAACTTGATACAGATGGAATCTTCAGTGGAAGAACCATCCACATAACAGACATTGTCCTCAAGGTCTTCAACTTCTTTTACTTCAAACTTCGTCTGCAGTTTGAGCGTGTCACTCAACTCACTGGAGATTTTATTCTCCACGATTCCCCAATCAATGTGACAGTTCTGGACGAAATGTTGCCAGACCTGTTTTGAATAGGTGATACTCGCGTTGAGTTTTTCGATTCGTTGTTGTTCTGTTAAGTTGTCCATTCACCAAACTCTCGTTTATTAGTCATTCGATTATCTGTTCCACGATCAAAAGCAGGAGTGTCATCCTCTTCCTCGTTCTTTGATGCAGGTTGTGTAATGATCGACTGGTCAGCTACATCATACAGACGCATCTTGGACCTGTCAATACCTATGACAAACCTACGATTCGTTGAAGGATCTCCATAACGATTCTTCAACTGTTTACCCACAATCATTCCCTTCTCGTCTAGTTCCTCACTTGAGGTCAGAGCTAAGAAGAAGTCTGCAGTTGCGGGAAGTCCGAAAGACTCTGATGTATCTCCCAAGTCAACGTCACTGGACATAAATCCAGTTCTGTTCACCTGTGTTGCCGTGACTATTGGTAGATTGTTTTCCACGGCAAATCCCCTGAATTCTTCAGCGATAGATTTGACCAGAGTGTACATATTCGATGCGTTCGCTCCACGAATACGAGAGGACGCACAAATGTTCAGATAATCTATGTAGATGATTTGAGGTGTGAAGTTCTTCTTGATCTTCAACTCGTTTAGTAAATGTCGAAAGTGTCCCACGTGAGCTGCAGCGGTGGGGTATTCCTTGACGATGAGTTTTCCCTTTACCATCTTATTTATAGCTTCTACCTTTGTAGTATACAAATCTCTACTCAGGTCTCGCAAATCTTGGAGTTTCGTGTCCAGAAGGTTCGCGTCTATTCTCTCAGCGATACGTTCTTCTGACATCTCCATTGTGATGTAAAGCACGTTGTGTCCCATATTTAGGTTACTCGCTGCACAATGACACATGAACAGGGACTTACCTACACCTGTTCCAGCCATGATAACATTGAGTGTCTTGTTTGGGAGACCACCATCTGTAATCTTGTTCATGTATTCCAAGTCGAATGGAATCTTGAACTCTTTCTTGTGGTAGAAGTCGAAACGATCTTCCCAGTCTTCTACGTAGTCGTGACCTACCTTTGAGTCAAACGATACTGCAAGAGCATCGGACAGTAGTTTGGGAATCGCTCCTCTGTCCATCTCCTTGGACTTTCCATCATAGATGTTGATGGACTCCATGATGGAGTTGTAGATGGCTTTGGATTGACACCAGTTCTCAGTCTCTTCCATCAACCAGTCTTGGTTGACTTCTTCAGAATCTTCAAAAAGTTTGTTGATCGCTTCTACTGTTCCACGGAACACATCCTCAGACAGTCCTTTCTTACTGTTGAGGTCGATCACCAGACTTTCTAGACTGGGAACTGCATTGTATTTTAGAAGGAAAGTTTCTATTTCTGTAAAGACCTGACGATCAATGTGATCTGCGAAATAGTCTTTCTTGATGAAGGGAAGAGCCCTACGTGTGAACTCTTCATTAGTTACCAGTTGTCTCAGTATTGTATTCTCTAGACGCATTTATCTTTGCCATTATGTCTACTGCAATGTTCACGACAATTTCTTCAAACTCTTCCTTGTCGTACTGGGAAGTAAACTCTGAAACATCCAGAGTTTCTGCAACGGCGATTATGTCATAATCTACCGCAAAGGGGTACGAGCCGTCTTCATTCTGGGCATCGTCATGGTAGCCCATTGAGTTGATTTTGAAGACAACTCCTTCGTATTTTTCGTGTCTGAGTAATATAACTGGATCTTTTGATTCCCTATCGAGTGGGTTTTCGATGAAGGAATAGTCGAGGTTGGTTCGTGCAACTTCTCGTTGACCCTCGACTTGTATTGTATCATGTTCCATTTGGATCGCTCGCTGAATTGAATTCGTCTTGTGCAGTCTCTTCGTTAGATTCAGGAAGCGGTTCAAGTGTTCCGTATTTAAACTCCTCTGCAACTTTTTCTTCTATCTTACTCATCACATCCTCTGTGAAATAAGTTTCAGGGTTTTTCATAATGTCTTTC